GATGATGCAGTAACAAAAGGTGGTCAATATATTTATAGAGCTGCTGGAACAGATGTTCCTGTAACAGACGGTGGCACTGGTGCATCAACATTAGCTGATCATGCCGTTCTTGTAGGATCTGGTACAAGTGCAATTACAACGTTAAGTGTTGGATCGAATGGTCAAGTGTTACTCGGAGCAACTGGCGCAGATCCAGCTTTTGCAACATTGACATCTGCAACTTCAACAATTGTATATACTCCAGGAGCTAGCTCTTTGGATTTGCAAACAGGCTCTATAGTATCCAAGTCGTTCCCAACAGATTCAGGGACTGCAACTCCACAGTTAGGAGTGCTTACTCTTACAGGTGGTACAAACATTAATACATCAGGCTTAGCGGCTGCAGTAACTATCAATCTTGATAGCTCTCCATCTGTTTCAGGATCATTAACAGCTGGCACTGGAATAAGCGCAACAACTGGAAATATTACTGCAGACGCTGGCGATCTTGTAGCAACACTTGGAGCAGGAAATGTAGCAACTACGCTTACAGCTGGTACTGGAATAACCGCCACAACTGGAAATATAGCAGCTTCCTCTGGAAATGTTTCTGCGTCTGGTACAGTAACAGCTGGCACAGGAATATCTGCTACAACTGGAAATATATCAACTGCCTCTGGAAATATATCTTCGTCTGGTACAGTTCTAGCTGGCACAGGAATAACCTGCGCAACTGGAGATATAGCAGCTTCCGCTGGAGCAATAACTGCAAATACATATGTAACTGCTGGGTCTTATATCACAGCAACAACAGATGTAACAGGAAGAACGCTTTTTGCGAGCGGAGATGAAGGAACTGGACAAAACGGGATGGTTGCAGTTACGAATGTTGTTGATACAAATTTGAGTACAGGCACAGGTACGGTACTCATGAAAACTCCAATATCTGGAAATTCTGCGGGTTGGCTTAAGTTCTATAATGGAACAACAGTTATATATGTTCCGTTCTGGACGAATATTTCTCCATAATAAATAAACAAATTCCCCTTGCTTAAAAAGCGGGGGGAAAAATATCTTGGATCTCTTCAGTCCAAATGATACGATTGCTCTAGCAATATTTACATCTTAATTATAGGAGTTTTTATGAATCAAAAAATGGTAGTTAATATAGAGATTGAAAACGGCGATTATACATTTGTGTTTTCTATGCCTACTGGCGCCTCTTATGGAGCTGCTTATGACGCAGCGCATGATGTTTTGAATGCTATTTTGGAAATGTCACAACAAGCAGCAGATCAAAAAAAACGAACCGAAGAAGTTCAAACTGAAGAAGTTCAAACAAAAACACCAGAAGTTGCTTCTTAAAAAGATTAACAAAAAAGGATAGATAATGGCTCGATTAAAGCATGAAGCAGCCAGATCGTTAGCTTCAGGTTCTATTGGTGCTTCATATTCTGCAATAGGAACTGTTTTTACCGATCCTATCCGAATGCTTTACATTGTTAACCTTACAGATGCTGCGCTTTGGTTTTCATTAGATGAGACTATAGATGGATTTGTTATTGCAGATAATGGCTATCTGATCTTAGATGTTGCAGCTAATGAAGCGACAAATCGCGGCTTTTTCATTGGGGAAAATCAAACCGTATATGTGAAAAGGTTGGGAGTTCCAACAACCGGAAGTGTATACGTATCTGCTTTTTATGGGGTTTAATGGGAGGATATAATGTCACAAGCGGGCAAATTTTTTCCAGGTGGCATAAGCATTCCAATTGACACCATAACCGGCGATATTGGAGGTGCAATTCCGCCTGATGGTGGAGGAAATGTAAACTTAATAGGCTCTGGGGTTGTTTTAGTTACTGGCAATGCTGGCCTTAATACTTTAACGATATCAATTACCGATCCTCTTCCTGTAGCAAATGGCGGAACTGGTCAAGCAACATTAACTGCAAATGGCGTTTTAGTTGGAGCTGGAGTTAATCCAATTACTTCTCTAGCGGTTGGTACCGATGGTCAAGTATTGCTTGGTTCAACAGGCGCAGATCCAGTATTTGCAGCACTAACTTCTTCTGGCGGAACAATTACATTTACTCCAGGCCCGGGCTCATTAAATCTTGAAGCGGGTGCAGCGGTTCCAATTTTATTTCAAACAGATTCTGGCTCTGCGACACCAGCTTTAAATGTTATTACCATTGCAGGCGGCACAAACATTAATACATCGGGGGCTGCATCGACAGTAACAGTAAATCTTGATACAGCTGTATCTGGACTAACGTCTCTTGACATGGCAGCGGGGGGTCGTATAGGAACTGCAACAAGTGCAGGCAATACATTGCTTCTACAAGCTTATGATGTAGATGGAGCTGCCTATACAACATTCGCTACTCTTACTGCAAATAACACGCCTACAATGGATTTAGATGATTCTGTTACCAAAGCAGGACAATATATCTATAGAGCAGGTGGTACAGATGTGCCAGTAACAGATGGTGGCACTGGTGTATCAACATTAACAGATCACGGTGTTTTAGTTGGATCTGGTACAAGTGCAATAACCGCACTTGGAGTTGGAACAGACGGCCAAGTGTTACTTGGTTCTACTGGTGCAGATCCCGTGTTTGCAACACTTACTTCTTCTGGTGCCACAATTGCGTTTACGCCAGGGGCAGGAACATTAAATCTTGAAACCGGTTCAACAGTTGCTGCTTCTTTTCCTACAGATTCAGGAACCGCAACGCCATCTTCAGGAGTTTTAACAATCGCAGGTGGTACTAATATTAGTACATCAGGATCAGGATCTACTGTCACAATTGATTGTACAGCTACTCCTGGTATGACATGGGTTGATGTAAGGAATCCTACTCAAGCAATGGCTGTAAATACTGGATATACGACAAATGATCCCTCAACTGTCACATACACGCTTCCTGCAGCGGCGTTACCAGGAGATCGTATTGCAGTAGTAGGTAATTCAGCTAATGGATGGACAATAGCACAGAATGCCGGACAAACAATTCATTTTGTAAGTCAAGACACAACAACTGGTGTTGGTGGATCTCTTTCATCAACAAATAGGTATGATTGTGTTGAATTGATATGCACTTTTTTAAACACAGAATTTGTAGTGAGACACGCTGTAGGAAATATTACGGTTGTATAGGAAAAATGTATGGCAACCCAAAATGCAATTGATACTGGAAAACCGATAGAAGTCTCAAAAGGTGGTACGGGATCTTCTTCTCTTACTGCTAACCGAGTTCTTTTGGGAAATGGGACCGGAGCTATTGCGACAACAAATAGCGGCACAACAGGTTATCTTTTAGTTGGTTCAGGTGCAGCTCCAGCTTTTAGCAGTACAGCTGATAATGATTTTGCTTTTGATGGAGCTGTTGCTGGTGCAACAAGAACAGTAAGATCGCAAAACAAGAGTAGTGCAGCAAATTCAGATGCCCGGATTCAGATAACTGTCACTGGAGCCACCGGAGGTGATTCATATGTACATTATGAAATTGATGGTGCCGGTACAAACTGGGCTACTGGCTTGGACAATGGTGATTCTGATAAATTTAAAATATCTTCAGGCGGCACAATTGGAACAACTGATACTTTTGTTGTAACAACTACTGGAGAAATTACAAAGCCGCTCCAACCTGCATTTTTAGCATATCTTGGAAGTACAGATTCAGATGTTACTGGTGATGGAACAGCGTATACTTTAGGGTCCGGAAATGCATTAACTAAAGTGTACGATCAAAATGTCGATTTCAATACGAATGGAACATTTACGGCGCCAGTTACTGGAAGATATTTTTTAACTGCTGCTTTAAGAGTGAGTGATTTAGCCATAAATCATACTTCTGGAGAGCTATATATTGTAACTTCAAATGGTTCATTTAAGCCTTGTTTGTATAATCCTGCAAATATGAGAAGTAATGATAATCTTCAAATGATTGGATCGATACAGTGCGATATGGATGCATCAGATACCGCAACAGTGCAGTGCATTATTTATAATGGCGCAAAGGTTGTTGATGTTACTTGGAATTCCAGAAATACGCATTTTTCGGGTAATTTAATTTGTTAAGGAGAAATTGTTAGGTTGATGTAGTAACTTTCAGGAAAGATCCGCATTTTTCTGGCCATTTAATATATTGAGGAGATTGTATGCAAATAAAAGTAGACGATGTAGAGCTTTATACGCTTTCAGAAACTCAAAAGAAAGTAATTAAAGATGAGATCGATTCGAATATTTTTGATGAAGATATGAAGCGTCGTCTTCAGTGGGTTCTTATACATAAATATGAGCAATGTTATAAGAGGTTGCGCGAAAAGTGGGAGCCAATTCTTATTGCTGATGGCGCAGAAAGCCTTCCTACTGATCCTGATGCTTTTGCGACTCTTGTATTTGCACATCCAAATTATAAAGACAGAGCCTCACGAGAAGTCGAAATACAGCCATAGGATGTTTAATGAGTCTTTCTATCCGTCTTATTCCTGAACCTGTGCGGTCATTAGCTTTTGGCTCTATTGGCGTAGCTTATATGGGTATAGGAACCGCCATTACAAAGCCTGTTCGCATATTTCATCTGCAAAATCTTACTGATGCAAATCTTATGTTTTCATTTGGTGGGGTTGATGATCATGTTGCAATTCCAGCAGGTGGCTATTTGTTGATTGATGTAACCGCCAACAAATCAAATGAGCGTGGATTTTTTATTGGTGAAGGTGAACGTATATATGTGAAAAGAATAGGAACGCCAACAACTGGTTCTGTATATTTGTCCACTTTTTATGGCGCAGACTAGAGGTTAATTATGAGTCAAGCGGGAAGGTATTTTCAGGGAGCTGCACTTCCAATTTCAACGATCACTGGTGATGTTGGTGGCGCTGTTCCTGCTGATGGTGCAGGAAATGTAAATTTAATTGGTTCCGGTGTTGTTTTAGTTACTGGCAATCCAGGGCTTAATACACTTATTATATCAATTACAGATCCTCTTCCCGTTGGCAATGGTGGTACGGGTGTAGCAACATTAACTGCGAATGCGCTTATTGTTGGGGCTGGTGTTAATCCAGTTGTATCTCTTGCTGCAGCAACAGATGGCCAGATTCCGATTGGAAGTACAGGACTAGATCCTGTAATTGCAAATATTACTTCTGCTAGCGCTACAATTTCAATCACTAATGGAGCAGGATCAATAGATTTAAATGTTGGTGGTACTGTTGCAGTTTCATTTGATGGTGATTCTGGGACGGCAACGCCTGCGATTGGTGTTTTAACCGTTTCTGGTGGAAATAATATAACTACATCTGCAGCTGGCTCAACAATGACGATAAATGTTTCTGGAACGACACAGTATGCACTGCAAGTTGGAGATGCCACTGGAAGTCTAGATTCTCTTTCAGTTGGAGCTTCAAATACAGTTCTTCTTGGAAGTACAGGCGCAAATCCCCTATGGAGCACTGCAACATATCTAGCAACTACATCTCAGGGAGATATTCTTTATAGCTCAAGTGATAATGTTATCTCTGGGCTTACAAAAGATGCTACAGCAACTCGCTATCTTGCTAATACAGGTGCATCAAATAATCCGGCTTGGGATCAAGTTAATTTGGCGAATGGTGTAACTGGAACTCTTACAGTCCCAAACGGAGGGACTGGTGTTGTTTCTCTCACAGATCATGGTCTCATGGTTGGATCTGGAGTTGGAGCAGTAACTTCTCTTGCTGAAGCGGCTGACGGTCAATTGCCAATCGGAAGCACAGGAAATGATCCTGTTATTTCAACATTAACTGCTGGAAACAATATAAATGTTACAAATGCGGCTGGCTCTATAACAATAGATGTTAACGGAACAACTCAGTATGCAGTACAGGTTGGAGATGCTACTGGCAGTTTGGATTCATTGGCTATTGGAACTGCAACTCAAGTTCTTCAATCAGGAGGAGCTGGCGCCAATCCTGCATGGAGTACCGCGACATATCCGGCAACTACGGCTCAAGGTGATATTCTTTATAGCTCTAGCGCTAATACAATCGCTGGATTAACTAAAGATGCAACGGCGACACGTTATATTGCCAATACGGGAGCATCTAATAATCCCGCATGGGATCAAATAAATTTAGCTAATGGGGTAACTGGCATTCTTACAGTGCCAAATGGTGGAACAGGAGTTGCTACATTAACAGATCATGGTATTTTGCTGGGCTCAGGTGTTGGAGCGATTACTCCATTGGGTGTGGCAACAAATGGTCAACTTCCGATCGGAAGTACAGGTGCAGATCCTGTACTTGCTACATTAACTGAAGGCGCAAATATCACCATAACAAATGGTGCTGGGTCTATAACAATTAATGGCACTGCAGCTGGCGTATCATGGGCTGAAGTTACGAGTGTAACACAGGCTATGGCTGTCGACACTGGCTACATAGCTAATAATGTTGCATTAGTGACTTTAACGTTACCCGATACCGCAGCGCTTGGATCTGTAATACGTGTTACTGGTAAAGGTGCTGGTGGCTGGAAGATAGCCCAAAATGCAGGTGAAACTATTTATTGGGATGAGGCAAGCGCTACTACAACAGGTGTTGGAGGATCTTTAGCATCTACAGATGATTATGATTCTGTTGAGCTGGTGTGTATTACGGCAGATACGGATTGGGGAGTTTTGAGCAGTAAGGGCAATATCACAATTGTGTAAGGCGATATGGCTAAAAAAAATGCAATAAATAACAAATCACAGGAGTTGACGGTAGATCCTGGAGCGTCTGGCGATTCGTTTGTTCAATTTGATATTAATACCACAGGTGAATTTCGCATTGGTGTTGATGACACGGATGACTCGTTTCGCATCTCACAGGGTTCCGCTTTAGGCACTAATGATACATTTGTCATGACTTCTGCTGGCGAGAGGACAATGCCTCTACAACCAGCATTTTTGGCCACTCTTAATACTCAAGATACTGATGCTACAGGCGATGGAACAGTGTTTCAGCTTGGAAGTGGAAATGCTTTAACCGAAGTATTTGATCAGGGTGGAGATTTTAACACCAATGGAACGTTTACCGCGCCAATTACAGGTAGATACTATTTACATTCAGCTCTTCTTATGGATGATGTAGCTGCAGCATTCACTACAGGAATAATGAGAATCGTAACATCTAATGCTACTTATTATTGTACATATTCTTATCCTGGCCAGGTTGCAGCGGTGAACGATCAGTTGTCATATTCTGGGGCAGTATTTGCCGATATGGATGCATCCGATACAGCAACTATTGATGTTCAGATTTCTGGTAGTACAAAAACAATAGACTTGCTTACTAACAATAGAGATACAAGGTTTACAGGATTTTTAGTTTGTTAAGGATTATATGGCTACTAAAAATACTATAAATAATAAATCACAAGAACTTACAATAGATCCTGGCGCATCAGGAGACTCATTCATTCAATTTGATATCAATGGAACTGGTGAGTTTCGTATTGGTGTTGATGATGATGCAGGAGATGCTTTTAAAATGTCTCAGGGATCATCACTGGGAACAAATGATACATTTGTTATGACAGCTGATGGTGAGCGAACGATGCCAATTCAGAGTGCATTTTTAGCATATTTAGGAACCACAGATACTGACGTTACCGGAGATGCAACAGTATTTACTCTCGGTTCAGGAAATGCATTAACTGAGGTCTTTGATCAAGGTGGTGATTTTAATACGAATGGTACGTTTACTGCGCCAGTGACTGGCAGGTATTATTTGCAGGCTTCAGTTTTGTTTGGCGATGTTGTTGCTCAGGATCTATCACAGCTGCTATTTACAACATCTGTGAATTATTATTCTCATTATACAGAAGCTGGAACTTTAGCGGCCGCCGATGATAAATATTTTCTTTTTGGTGAAGCTTTGGTGAATATGGATGCAGCAGATACAGCAATAGTCAGAGTCAATTCATCTGGAAGCACGAAAACTGTGGATGTTTTGTCAAATAATAGAGATACAAAGTTTGCTGGATATTTAGTTTGCTAGAGGATCTTATGAACAAAAAAGACACAAGATTATCTGGCATTGATCCGCTGGCATACACTGGTGTCTTTGCAGAGTCTCCACCGAACATTTTTAGTAATAATCGAGCTCCTACCACTCAAGACAGAAAAAACTTCCGCCTCGGCGATTTTTGGGTTGATAGAGAGACATTGGATGCCTATTTTCTGGCTGCATTATCTGGTGGTTCGGCGACTTGGATAAGAATTGGTACGCCAATTACAACTGTCATCACTTTTGATTGTGATACAGGATCTGCCACACAGGTTGATGGTGAGATAGATATTTTTGGTGGTGATTTAATTGATACATCTGCTTCTGGTAATACTGTTACATTTGCGCTTACAAATGGCACAGATGGACAGTTAATAATAGGAGGTGGTACGGCGCCGGCGTGGGCTAATTTAACATCTACCGGTGCTACAATAACAATCACGAATGGGCCTAACACGATCAATTTGGAGGCGGTTGGTGGTGCAACTGTTTTGACTCAGATTGATGGAGATACTGGCTCAGCTACTCCAACTGCAGGAGAAATAATCGTTGCTGGTGGTACGAATATGAATACCTCAGCTGCAGCCTCTACTCTTTCAGTAAATCTTAATGATGCTGTAACTCTCGCAGGTACTTTGACATTGAGCGCTCTTGGTGCCGGTGTTATGCAGACCAATGGTTCTGGGCTAGTAACATCAAATAATGGAACGAATGGGCAATTATTAATAGGGGGTGGAAGTGCACCTGCATGGGCTAATCTTACTTCTACTGGTGGTTCTGTTGCTATTACTAATGGAGCAAACTCAATAAATATTGAAGGAACTGGGGGAGGTGGTATTGGAACTGCTGGATTTTCTGCGACACAGCAAAATGCAACATCAGTATTTACAGCAACAATGTCAATAAGATATTTAGGAACATTGGGGGCCATGACAGAATTATTTGATACTGGTTCTGATTTTAATCCTGGTGGTCCTGGAAGGGCTAGATTCACTGCGCCTCAGACTGGAAAATATTTTTTATCTGTTCGTATTCGTTTTCAGTGGCATCGCGCTTCATCAATATACGGTATGTTTATTACCCCTATGATATTAACGAGCAATAGAAATTATGGTCCAATTTGGAATGAGGAGGTAGCTGCTGGATTTGGGCCTTCTTATGCGATTCTTAATTCTTCTGATTTGTCTACGTATACAGATATGGATGCAGGAGATGTGGCCGATTTTGGATGGAGACTTAATATAGCACTTGCCACTTTAATAACCATCCCAGGAGTTTTAACCCTGGACCCAAAGACATGGGTATATGGATATCTTGTGGAATAGAGGATGTTATTAGATGAAGCTTAAAAGAGCACGACTTTCAGGAATAAATCCTCTTTCATACATGGGAGTAGAGCCAATATCTACTGCTGGGTTAGTGCGTTATAATCGAGCCCCAACTACAAGCGATAGAAAAGATTTTGTTATTGGTTCTTTTTGGCTTGATATTTCTACAAATCATTTATGGTTTTTGGTAGATCTTGCAAGTGGGTCTGCGACATGGAAACGTATTGGAGAATTTACTGATGGTACAAGTTCTTTTCCAACAGATTCAGGAACAGCCACAGTATCTCTTGGTATTATTAATTTTCTTGGTGGAACTGCGCTTGAAACAAGTGGGTCAGGGAATACTACATATACAGATGTAACAAATGGCACGAATGGGCAATTGCTTATTGGTTCTACCGCATCTGGAGCTGCTTGGGCTAATTTAACGAGTACAGGTGGTACTGTTACTATTACAGAGGGGGCCAACAGTATCAATCTTGAAGCTGCTGGTTCGGCAGCTGTTCAATCTTTTATTGCTGATGTTGGAACAGCAACGCCTGCAGCTGGGATAGTTACATTTGCTGGTGGTACTAATATTACGACGGCTGCTGCCGCATCTACTCTTACAGTAAATTTAGATGATAATGTGACGTTATCTGGCACATTAACGCTTACGCTCTTGGGTGCTGGCGCAATGCAAACGGATGCATCAGGAGAAGTATTTTCTGATAATGGCACGAATGGTCAGCTTCTTATAGGTGGTGGTACAGAGCCAAATTGGGCAAATATTACCTCTGCTGATGGAACAGTTACTATTACGAATGGTCCAAATACTATTAATTTAGAGGCTCCTGGAGGTGGATCTGGAGAGGGATCATTTTTGGCATATCAGCCGAGTACAACTGGATTTGTGATAGTAAATCCAACTTGGGAATATTATTTAGGGGAAGATGTTGCTCTTGTAACAGTGTTTAATGATCTTAGTGCGTTTTATGTTGGAGATGGAGCTGGAACATCGGCTAAATTTACCGCGCCAACAACTGGCAAATATTTATTAGAGGCTAATATTGCTTATTTTTCAAAGTTTAACCCCCCAGAAACACGTCCTGGGTTGATGGAAGTTTCTATTGTTACAAGTAATCGTACATATCAGCAAACGCAATTAACTCAAACTGGGGCTGTTTGGGATAATGGGATTGGAAAAATAGTAGTACTTGCTGATATGGATTCCGGCGATACGGCTGAATATTATATATCTTTAAAGGCCGGCGGTGGTCTTTTCAAACGATATCAAATATGGGGACGTTATCTTTATGATGGATCATATTATAATTTTACGTGGGTAAGTGGCTACCGAGTTGCATAGAGTTGTGAGTCTAATTAGGAATTGAGATGGCAATAAGAAGAGAACATGGAAGACGCAAAGCGGATCGATCTCCGCTTGCCTATAAGGGCGTTGATCCTATTTCGCCATTTCAGTTTTTTGTATACGCGAAAGCGCCAACATCAGATGATTATATAAGTTTTAATGTTGGCGATATTTGGTTTGATGAGTCAGTTGATAACTTATGGATGTTGGTTCAAAAAACGCAGGATGCTGCAACATGGCGCGAGCTTGGTTTAATTCCATTTTCGGCTACAAAATTTCCAACTGATTCAGGAACAGCTGAGCAGGTTGGTGGAGAGGTTAATCTTTTTGGATCTGGAGTTATTTCAACCACAGGAAGTGGAAATACGGCCACTGTTGGTATTCCAGGCGGAACAGATGGTCAGCTGTTGATTGGAGGAGGTTCCGCAGCAGCATGGGCAAATTTGACGTCATCTGGTGGAACTGTATCTATTACTGAAGGTTCCAATAGCATTAACCTTGAAGCAACTGGAACGGGGGGTGTTACGTTTCTTTCAGCAGATGTTGGAACTGCAGTTCCGGATGGTGCAAATGCCATTACGATAACAGGTGATTCGAATGTAAATACATCTGCTGCCGCTGCTACTTTGACAATAAATTTAAATAATTCTGTGAGTATTCCGGGGCCGCTTACATTAACGCCATTAAGTGCGGGTGTTATGCAGACGAATGCTTCTGGAGTAGTGACGTCGAATAATGGTACTGATGGCCAAGTATTGATTGGCGGTGGCACGGCGCCAGCCTGGGCAAATATAACTTCTACTGGTGCAACAATAGTCATCACAAATGGCCCAAATAGCATTGATCTAAGTTATGCAGGTGGAAGTGGGGGTTCAGCATTTCTGGCATATCAAGATGGCGATGCAAATAATGTGACTGGTGATGGTACAGGCCCCCCAGGAACTGCTACTACTTATACGCTTGGAACCACAACGGCATTTGCGACTGTTTTTGATACTGGTAGTGATATTTCTGTTGGTGGCGGTGGTTCTCCAGTTACTTTCACGGTCCCAGCTACAGGCAAATACCATTTGATGATTCAGGTATATCATGAATATGATGGGCTGTATGACACAGGAGGACCAGGAGCTGATCTTTTCTATCCATATGAGATGGAAATTATCACAACAGCAAGAACATTTTCGACCGATCATATGATAGTTAAAGGAGTATCTGGTGGTGCAGCTCCATTGATTGCTGAAAAAGATACTGCATTTATGAGTATTGTTGCTGATATGACAGCAGGAGATACGGCAACATATACAATTCGGATTGATCTTGATACATCTGGGGTAAAAAAAGAGAATATAGTTGGAGGAACATCAGCTATTCTGAAGACATGGATTAGTGGGTTCCAAATAGCTTAGAAAAAACTTCATTACTACACTTCCGGCCGCATCATTCCACCGATGGTGCGGCCTTTTTATAGGCCTATCGAGGATAGCCTATAAGAGCAGTGTTTTTCCAAGGGGTGGAGAAATTTTATGTCAATAGTCCCAAGTAAGAGTTGATCAATTCTCTTAATTGGGACCTCTTTTAAAGAAAAGGAGGTCATTAATGGTCAAAGAACGATTTCTTTTTGATGTTAGCCATTTGATACATAAGCGTTGTTTCTTCGATGAATGCTGGATCATAAAACATTTCTTGTAGTGCTGTTTCCAAAAACTCTGCCATTGGGATCCAGTGTGGTTTTTCTTCGTTTTTGCTGGTTTGTATGTAAAACGAATATGTTTCTTCGTCGCTCATTCCGGTGATCACTTTTGTGATCGTTGCATAAGGTGCTGATTCATGTTTTGTTGGTGCGCTGTAACGCTCTGTAATCTCTATTGGTCGACGGGCTCTCGACTCTGCTTTTTTCATTATATTTTCCCTTGAAGATATGATCTTTAAGAGTGTATTATTTTTTTCCTTCATTTCTTATCTGTTTTATTTCCCGAATGCGTTTGATTGCAATTAAGAATTTGTTTTTTGGCATGTCAGCAAGGCTTTGCAGGTGCATTTTCTCTAGTATTTCATCTGCAAGGTCAGGGTATTGCTGTAGTTCGTATTCAAGTTCTTCAATTTGTTCTTTTGTTATTGTTTCTTTTGATTGCTTTTTGGGATTGTATTTATTTGATGGTCCTTTCGCGATTATATCTCGTGATTCAACCATTGCGACTTCAGCGTCGTCATCGGTAATGTCATCGGTTGGTGCGATACCAAGGATAGCCATTGCAGAGTATCGACGTTGGTAGGTAAGGGTTGAGCCGTATGTTTGCGCATCGTTTTTTGTTGGCAATATACGCGCCCGTGTTTCTATCCATTCGCCGCTTGAGTGAATGAGTCTGGTATGGAGAACGGTTGGTCCAGTCTCCGTTATTTTCGTGTATTGTGAGAAGGATATGCCATTCTTTGTGAGTGCTGGCCTGACTGCTTTTAATATCGTATAAAGATCAGCGTATTGTGATTTGTAGTATGGATTTTCTCTATTATATTCTACTGCTTTATATTCTGCTTGTGCTTTAGCGAACGCTGGCGCAAAGTTCTTCAATGATGAAGATTGATATGGATCTTCCGGTTGTGGCAATTTCTTAAACAGGTCTTCCACTTTTTTGGACAGTTTTGTTTCAGCAAGCCTAGTGACGGCTTCTACAATTTGAGCGAATTCACTTATTTCCATGGTCATCCTTCCTGGTTTCTTTAGTTAATTCTACAAGAGAATCAAAAAGATCACATAGTTCTGGATTTTGAGTTCGTATTAAATATTGCACCGGCCCAAGCTCTTGGTATATTTCCGCCATCTTTTTCTCTTTTGCGTGCGCTTGTTTAAGTAGCTCTTTAGATTCTTTGCCGAGTGCATTAAACTCTTCCATTTTTTCATCAATCTTTTTTTGCATCAAAACAAAGAGTTCTTTAATGTCAATTTTGCTGAGATCCATGTTTGTTTTCCTCAAAAAATTGATTTATTTTTGCTTTCCAAAGCACCGTGTTTTTAGATATAACTTCTTTGTTTTCCTGAAAAAACACTAAATCTTGTACTTCCCCATATTTCAACAAGCGAATACTGGCACCCATGCTCCCCCTTAGTAGTAATTCTGTAAGTTGTTCAGTTCTTGCAATAAAGAGGTTAACTGTCTGTACGAATTTCTTGCATGCTTCCTTGGAGGTTTCATCTTTAGAATAATTCTCTGGCAGCATTTTAAACTTCAAGCAGCATTCGTCGTATATAAATTCGAAAGATTCATCAAAGTCTTTTGGTTTTTTTTTGATTTCGTAACCCATAATATTCATGTAAATTCCTTATACTTTGGACAACTTCCACATCATCACTGGTTCTTTACGGTATGGTTCCAGGTCCACCCCCGCTAACTCCTTCACCTGAGTATAGTCCACCGCCCCTTTGCGGATGATGCATGTAAACAAAAAACCACCACCCTTTGCGTTCTTATAGTTAGACAGCTCCTTAAGTTGATTCTTGAGTTTTACTTCTTGTTGATCCAATTCTTGACGAATTTGACACATATTATGTAATTCTCGTGCTATTTTTATCCAGTCTTGCTTGCGAGAAATATGATCTTTATTAGTTTCTATTGAGAGGGTAAAAATACTCATATGAATCCTCGATTTGTACTGAAATTATCACTGCTAATAACAGATTACATCTTTTTGTGGTGGTGTCAACACGTATATGATATAGTGTAGGTGTGTTGTATTTGTTTACTTATTACAAAGGGTTTTTTATGAGAAAGAGATATTCGTTGATTTTGTTATTTGGTGTGTGTGGTTGTTTGTATGGGATGAAGTGTTCTCCAGCTGATTTAAAGGATGTTGAAAAGGGGGATCTTCCGCCGGAATCGATGTCGATCAAGAGAGGTAGATCGATCAAAAAAGATAGGTTGACGAAAGATGTCATGCCGCCCGAGTCGATATATCAGTTGCGGGTACATGATATTGAAGATGATGTGCCACCAGAATCGATGTCAAAAGAAGAAAATGATGATATTGAAAGCGGTAGCAGGGGGCCGTTATGTCATATGAATTTTTGAATGGTAAGAAGCGATTCATTTTTGTTTTGGTATTGCTTTCAATGTCACACAGATTGAATACAGCGCCTCCGGAAAAGAAGAGTCTTTTTACGCGAGGCATTTTTTTTGTTGTTAATTTCTTTTTTCCGAAAAGAGAAGAGTTTAAATGCACGACGCTTAAGGAAGAAGCATACAAGACATTCCAAGAGAGTCGTATTGCAACAGGTGCTCAAAACCCGTTTAAGTTGCGAGAATTTAAGCACTCTCGAGCGGAATCGGCGATAGCGCGGCATGACTCCTTTGATTTGGATGATCTTTTTCAGGCTCCCAAGACATTTAACACTCCAATAAAAGGAAACCCTGAACAGATTCTTTCTGATATAAACGACATGAGTGAAGAAGACTTTGAAGCTTACATACAAAAACATCAAGCATGAGGAATACAATGAAGAAGATTATCCTGGTAGTTGCTTGTTTATTGGGTCATCAATCGTTGTTTGCTAATACGGTTACGCTTAAAGGATGTGTGGATCATCCAGATCGCATGGCATTGATATGTGCATATAAGATGCAATGGTTTGTTGAAGATTGTACTACGACGCTCAAGGGATTTTTTTCTCGTTCTGGGACTGTAGTTTCGAAGGCATATACAACAACAAAAGGCTATGTAGAACAGGCTTTTGAGGTAACATGCAAGGTGGTTGCCTATATACTCGCATCTCCATTTATTGTAGCGAAAGAGATAAAATATTTGATATATGGGAAAAGTTAAGGCACATTAAAAAACATTGAAATAATCATTGAACGAGCGTTCAACTCTAGTACTAAACACTAAAAAAAGAGTATTAAAAAGATGAAAAAAAGCGGGGGCCGAAGCACCCCAACTTCTTATGATAAAGAAGATCATAAGCCTCTCACTCCTGAAAATCAAGTAAAATATTTAAATCTTCACATCCCTGTTGAAGATCAAATAAAGTATTTAAACTCCAACAGTATTCATCAGTTCCCACGAGATAATTTTGAATATTTCATAAAATGGTTGAATCCTACTGATTTGAAGGTATTGGAATATATAGTTCGCAAGTCAGTACATTGTCACTACCAATACCCAAAACAAGAAACTATAGCAAAACAAATAAGGCGATCGCGCGAAGAAACTAACAAGTCTATGCGTAAGCTCGTTAAATATGGTGTTATCAATGCTATACAGCGCTGTAACCATTCAAATATTTACAAACTTTCAGCATATTTTAGTAATTCAAAAGTAAGAGAACGATGGAGCAAATACATCTATGCATTTAAATATATTGTCGCTATTGCGTCACTTATCATATCTTCTCAAGCCCTTACTACATACCAAGAAAAGCAGCATAATAAAGAAAAAGCTAAAGTATTAATAGCAACCCTCACCAAAGAATTAAGATTAAGAGATATATATAATAAATCTTCTAGAAACAACGAAGAAATGTCTGTTAATGTCAACACAAACCGAGACTTTTCAACTGGAAAAACAGAAGAGCCCGTAAAAACTACCGGGAGAACTACGCCCGAGGAGCGTCCAAATGACCTCTCTTATCTCAACGACTTTCTCCAGAAGATGATCCCAGAAGACGAACTAAAAGCTATCAAGGAGAAACAGCTCCGTGGCGAGCCTCTCCTTCCGTCCCGTCAGTCGGACCCGAGAAAACCAACTACACCATTCACACCCAACAAGAAACCTGCAAAAGGGATGGTGTATGATAGCCCTATAGACAAACCGCGGATCCTTACCGAATCGGATATCCACTTGCTCAAATATGGATCCAGAAGTACAAAAAAAGAGAGACCATGCAATGACAAAGAAAAACCAAAAAATGCGTGGAGGATCAAACAGTGCCTGCAGTGAGCCCCATCGAACTGACACTCTTATATACATTCTGCCCGGCAACCCAACGGCCCTTGCTAGACCTCGATTCGGCCGAAACAAAGTCTTCGATAAACAAAAACTTCTTAAAATCAATCACGGAATCCTACTCAAACACCTCCACAACAACCGACCACTATATGCAGGACCCCTCGAACTCAACGCTACCTTTTTCCTCCCAACACCCTCACACCTTTCTGGAAAAAGAAAAACAAAAGCCTACGGAACATACCGATACATCCGACCCGACATCGATAACTACATCAAATACATCTGCGACGTCGCAAACCACATCCTATATCACGACGACGCTCTCATTTCTGTTGTACACGCCCAAAAAATATACGATCCTAACCCAAGAACCGAATTCACCATAACGGAGCTAAATAATGAAAAACCCAAAACCCCCCAATAATAACAACCCACCAAAAACCAGTCGTGCTTTCGTATTTCAGGACTACCTACAAGCAACACAAATCAGAAAAAGCAAAGAACTTAAAGAACGACTCGAAAAACTAGCCGACAAACTCGTAGAATGGGCCCTAACATGCGACGACGCTATAATCCTCCGAGAATTCTATGTGCAAAACGGCTTAAACCCAGAACTCGCAAAGAAAAACAAAAAGTTTAGAAAGGCGCACGAATTCGCCAAATTAGCAATCGGCGTCCGCAGAGAAAAAGGCACTATGCTAAAACGATTCTCAGAATCAACCCTCAGATCTCTACCCCTTTATAGCCCATCTTGGGACAAAGACGAAGACTGGAAAGAGCTCGAAGAGTGGCGAAGCAAATTACGTAAAGACGACGACCAAAAAGGCGAAACCGTTATCAAAGTAGAAATGCCTAGCTATCTTGAGAAAAATGAAAGTAGAGACAAAGATAAAGCTTGACCGTTTTCAGCCTAGACCGTATCAGCTTCCGTTAATGCGTGAGCTGGAAAGAGGAGATAGGAAGCGTTTCCTTTGTGTCTGGGCGCGCCGTGCTGGCAAAGATGTTTGCGCCTTCAATGCAATACTCCGCGCAGCCCTCAAAAAAGTGGCGGTCTACTACTACATATTTCCTACATATTCTCAGGCCAAGAAAGTCATATGGGACTCGATAACGAACACAGGCCATCGTTTTTTGGACTACATACCCTCTGAGCTCATTAAATCTAAAAACTCGCAGGAAATGAAGATTGTTCTCATAAACGGGAGCCTTATACAGTTAGTTGGTTCCGACAATGTAGATTCTCTTGTTGGAACTAACCCTGCGGGCGTAGTGTTCTCTGAATATGCCTTACAATCCCCCTTAGCGTATCAGTACCTGCGCCCCATTTTATTAGCCAATCAAGGATGGTCGCTCTTTATATCTACACCGCGCGGCAAGAATCATTTCTGGGAGCTTTATAACATTGCGATAAACAACCCTAAAGAGTGGTTTGTATCTAAACTATCCGTCTTAGATACAAACCACATCTCAATGCATGAGATCCGAAAAGAAGTCGCAGAAGGACTCATGTCTGAAGATCTCTCACAACAAGAATATTTTGTCTCTTTCCTACTTGGAGTAGAAGGAAGCTACTATGCAAAAATAATTGATCGTATGCGTGTAAACGGCCAAGTTGACCAAGTTCCATGGGAGCCGTCATTTAAAGTCCATACTGCGTGGGACCTTGGCGTACGCGACATGACTTCTATCATCTTTTTTCAGATTACAGGTCAAGTGATTCGCGTAATAGATTGCTACGAAAAGAACAAAGAGGGCTTAGAGCATTATGTAAATATTCTCAGATCAAAACCATACACATACGGGCGTCATTTTGCCCCGCACGACATCGCAATCAAAGAGTGGGGTTCCGGCCTAACGAGGATAGAAAAAGCCAAGAGGCTTGGAATACAGTTCATTGTTGTTGATAATATTGCGGTTGTTGATGGTATTGAGGCAGTACGCTCTACGCTTCCAAAAGTATGGATCGATGAAAAGAAATGCGCTCCCCTTATTAAAGCTCTTGAAAACTATCGCCAAGAATATGACACAAAGAAGCGTGTCTACAAAAAGAAGCCATTACACGATGTATTTTCCAATTTTGCAGATGCAATGCGCTACCTTGCCCTCTCTCTTCCAAAAACCCGTGATAGCATGACTCCAGACGATCTAGAACGAATCAGAAATGAGGCTCTATATGGCTCCGAAGGCCAACTTCCTCCCGTTTTCAGGGATGACTATAGAGGTTATAATTAGAGGTGTTGACAACAGCTGGCTGCTATGTAAAGATTGCCGTAATAATTTGCGAGGGATCATATGGATTTTGTATCATTTATGGTGACTCTTTCGGCGCCTCTTTTTATTTTATTAGGCGGCCAATTATTTAGATTATGGCTCAAGGTTAGCGATTTGGAAATAGAAGTCGAAAAGCTTAAGAGAAGATGATGACTCAAACCTTATTGATGAGTTGTTGTATAGCAGGATGTTTTATTGGCGCAGCAATGATTGCCTATCATAAACTTCAATGCCAACTGAATGAAGTTGATCAGCATTTTGATAGCCTTTATAGTGAAAACAAACGTCAGAAGATAGAAATAATCTCGTTAAAAAGGGAAGTAACCAGATTAAGAAATAAGGTAAATGGTACTAACGGAAAGGATCTTGATGAGTGATATACTGACATGGACCTGTGCTATCGGCGGCGTGCTTCTTGTTGGTGGCCTAATATTTTATCTTGTAAAAAAAATAGCATAGCAATAGGAACTCCTTTTTTGTGTTATACGCAGGTTATAAAAAAGTCGGTCTATTTAACCTGCGTATTTTATTATCTTCTTGCTCTCGTTATAACGTGATTTTAGACTGTATCCGAAGTTGCATAGGCAGCTCCTTGTTTGCTTGAAACTGAAAAGGAACAGTAGATGTCACTTTTTCCGAATATAGGGCCTGAATCGTACAAAGAAAAACATCGCGGAATTCTTAAAAAGATGGAGGATTTCTACGCTGATAGTATCACTATAAATCAATCTTTTTGGGGAGAAGCAGATACCGATACGAGGTTTGAGGCCGGCGATCAAACGCTGTGGAATGACCTTTATGGCAATCTTCCGCCTAACCGACGGAAACAGTTCAATTTCAACCGCATTCGCCGAGTCATAAATATGGTAAGCGGCTACCAACGCCGCAACCGTATGTCTACTATTGTCACTCCAGTAGATAACGGGGACGCTCAAACAGCTGATCAATTTACAAAGATCATGATGTGGGTCAATAACAGTGATAATGTACTGGAAACAATCTCCGAAGCTTTTCACGGCTCACTTGTCACCGGCCTCAATTTATTGCATGTATGGATGGATTACAGATCTGATCCTGTTTCTGGAAATATAAAAATTGATAACTGCTCATACAATAGCTTTATTATTGACCCATATTTTAGGAAACCAGATTTATCCGATTGTAATGGCCTTTGGAAGCGCTCCTATCTTACAAAACGACAAGCAGTTTCATTGCTTCCAGATTATAAAGATGAAGTTTTGAGTGTCGCAAATAAAAGCTCTAAAGACGGCAAATTTCAGTTCATGCCTGAAAATTATGAGTATGGAAAAACAAATCTTTTAACATACGACGAATTTTATTACCGCGATTACAGAAAACAGCGAATGTTGATTGATTCGCAAACTGGTGAATCAATGGAGTGGAGGGGGCAAAACGAAGACTCGCTAAGAGAATATCTGAGTCTTTATCCGCAGATTACTGTCATTGATCAAGAAGTTCCTACCGTCAAAGTTGCGATTGTTGTCCAGGGCCGCGTAATGTACGATGGCCCAAATCCATTGGGAATTGATAATTATCCCTTTGTTCCTGTTTTAGGATATTACAACCCACAACTTCCATATTTTCCGCTTCGTATCCAAGGAATGGTGCGTGGCCTTAGAGACGCACAGTTTCTCTATAACAGACGAAAAGTTATCGAGCTTGATATTCTTGAATCACAAATCAATTCCGGAATCAAATACAAAGAAAATGCACTTGTTAATCCAAAAGACGCGTTCCTTTCTGGGCAAGGACGAGGGCTTGCTTTAAAACAAACTGCTCAAATGACAGATGTTGAGCAGATGATTCCACCACAAGTTCCTCCATCTATGATTCAACTTTCAGATATCCTTGGTCGAGAAATCCAGGAAATATCTGGCGTCAATGAAGAATTACTCGGATCGGCTGTTGATGATAAAGCTGGTGTACTTGCCATGCTTCGACAAGGAGCTGGCCTTACTACTTTACAGTCTCTTTTTGATCAACTTGATCGTTCACAAAAATTGCTTGGAAATATAATAATAAGTCTTGTACAGGCAAACTTTACCCCCGGTAAAGTCTCTCGTATTATAGAGGAAGATCCTGCGCCGCAATTCTATAACAAGGCATTTGGAAAATATGATGCTGTTATAGAAGAAGGTTTAAACACTTCTACACAAAGACAAATGCAATTTGCTCAACTACTTAAATTGAGGGAAATTGGCGTTCCAATTCCTGACGATGTATTGCTTAACGCAGTTACTCTTCAAGACAAAGATAATCTCATTAAGGCGGTTGTTCAAAACCAACAAGCCGCACGTGAAGCACAACAAATGCAGATGCAAGTTGCTATAGAAGAACGGCAAGCTCGGACAGATCTCGCACATTCACGGGCAATTGCCGATCGCGGCCTTGGCATAGAGCGAATGAGCCGTGTTCAAGAGAATCAAGCGCTTGCAATAGAGCGAAAAGCTGAGGCTGTGAAAGATCGCTATGCTGGTATACTAAATCTTGTAAAAGCATTAAGAGAAATTGAAGGCATTGAGCTTGATCAAATTGTCAAAATGATTGAATTGGCCGAAGCTGTAAGGCAGCGTGAAGCAGAAAATATTAATTCGCAGATAAATCAGACTCAACAAGGTATCATGTCGCATATAAATCAGGACATGATGTCTCCGGGTAGTTAGAGGTATTTTATTAACCTTGTGGCATCTAAATAGATGGTCCGCAGTTTCTACTAAAGGAGCCGAAATGGCAAAAAGACGTGGATTTTATGAAGGGATGACTGATAGACGTCGTCTTGAAGATATGGACAGCGCAATGATCGGTAATACAACCGGCTATTTTGCAAACATGCCGCCTAATGAAATCGTCAAATTGTATCCTAGTGCATCTTACAATGGCAAAGAACAACTTAACGATGGAATTGTTGGTATTGACAATCAAATGAGAGACGACAACAAAAATAAAAAAACAGATCGTTTCCCAGAGAAGTATTAATATGCCTATCATGGTTCGCCCAAAAGGTCTCCCCAAAAAGATCGCTTACAACATTTTGGGAGTTCCTTCGAACATGCAGAAAAATAAATCTGTACGGAAATATAGAAGAACCTCTATAGGGATAAAGGGGGAGCAATCCCCCTCTTTAAGGAGAGAATATGGCCCGTAAAAAAAAGAAAAAAACTAAAGCACAAAAGAAAATCTCTACTGTAATGCGGGAGTTTAAAGCTGGAGAGCTTCCAATCGGCAAAAGTAAAAAGAAGGTAAGAAAGCGCAAGCAGGCGATTGCAATTGCATTGTCAGAAGCACGCGAAGCAGGCGCAAAAATCCCATTTCCGCCTAAAAAAAGCAAAAAAAAGAAAACTTCTAAAAAGAAAACCTCCAAGAAGAAGATTGTTAAAAAGAAGACAAAGAGAAAGAAGAAAAAATGAGATGGCGTGCAGTTCTTTTGCACGCTCTTTCTTTTGTTATTGGAATTACTGCTGGTATTGTTTCATCTCATATATTTGCGCCACTTGGCGATCTCGAAGCAGAGATGAAAATATGTCGCCATCCAATAGAAATAGAGGGCTGCGAAGGACAATATCTTTTGGTTGCCAAGTTTATTAATAGGGACGGGGCATTGCTTAGATATTCGTTTATTGTAACTGAAGAAGATGAGCCTGAAGCAATAGATTGGGCAATACGTAAAAGTAAAGATGCTTTTGATTTGATATCGATAGTACGAATGCACTATTTTGATGAAGCAATTGCTCAAAATGAAAAACTTATAAAAGAATATGAAAGTCAATGATAAAAGAGGTAAAAAGACAGTAGGCTCCGCAAGCTACGATCGCCTCATAAAAGATCCCGAAACAAACGATCCTATTGAACTTCAACGCGAAATGCACAAGGATTATGAGGCTAATATACAAGAATGTATAACACGCTGCTCTAAAGATTATGTAGGTGATTTCTATATCGTTGTTACGACAAAAAAAGAACGGCTTATGCCAAATGTATTACGTAACTACTTTTTTGGAAGAAAATCTTGCCCTACTCCTGAATATGATCAAGCAGTTTATAAATATCATCGGAAAGATGGCAATATAGAGTTTTTATGGGTACTTCCATCAAAAGATACTTGTGAAATGATGCGCGATAACGCACTTAAAATTGCGCCAGAAGAACGCGCACTTAGGGATTTTGTTCTGGCTTTTTATGATAGAACATTATTTACTTTATCGAAAAGGCTTAACGGTGAAAAAGAAGATTCTCCGTTTTTGGCATAAAATTACAGCATTTATAACAAGGAAGTACGAATGGATGAAAAACAAGTTCAAGAAGAAACCGAAAACCAAGAAACTACATTGCAAGGACCTAACAGCAACCAAAATGAGTCTCAACCTACGCAAGATGTTCAGCAAGAAGCCCAAGAAGAATTAAATTATCGTGCTTTACGTGAACTGAAAGAAAAAGCCGAGCGAGAACGCGATGAACTTCGTATAAAATTAGAACAAACACAAAAAATACAACAACAGGAACCCGTGCCTCCTCAACCAACAGAAAACCAAGATTTCTATGTAAATCCAGATGACCTTGTTGAGGGAAAACATTTAAGCGCTGTAAATAAAAAAGTTAAACAACTTGAAGAACAATTACAGGCATACCAACAACAATCAACGGTCAATACTGTGGAAGCAAGACTAAAGGCTCAGCATCCTGATTTTGATCAAGTTGTATCAAAAGAAAACATAGAGATATTTAGAACAGCTTATCCAGAACTCGCGGCTGCAATTGGCTCATCTTCTGATATTTACAGCAAGGGAATGTCCGCCTATACACTCATAAAAAAATTTGGCATTCATCAAGCACAAGCAAATGCCGGTGCTGTTGATCGAGTAAAACAGAATCTATCGAAGCCAACATCTTCTGCAAGCATTGGCACACAACAAGGAGATAGCCCGCTATCAAAAGCAAACGCATTTGCCGATGGTCTTACTCCAGAATTGAAACAAAAGCTTTACCGCGAGATGGTGGAGTCATCTAAAAGAAATTGAAAATAGATCCTTTTTTAGGTCCCGCAAAGGGCTTTTCTCCTATGTTGTCCTTTTGTGGGATTTTTCTTGATCCAAGTTTAATTTTTCTATTATAGTGATCGTGAGCGTATCGGGATCTCGCTCGTCCCAGGCGTATGGAGTCTCGCCAGCTCGGGCGTATTGGACCTCGCCAGTCCAGGCGTATTGAGTTTCGCCAACTCAAGACGTATGGAGGCCTCGTCAGCCTAGGTTTGTGTGCATTTTTTCTGAATGCGCATATACCGTGGTATACATAAATCAAAACATTTTTAGGATGTGATATGGCAATCACAACGACTTCGGTGCTCCCTGCGCCGGTGCAGCAAAGCTTTAGCTATAAGCTGCTATCGGTGCCAGTACCAAACATGATCCATAAAATCCCTGCCATGCTCCAAAGAATGCCACGTAACGGTGGCACAACTTTGCGTATGCGTAGATACAATCCTCTTGCAACAGCAATGGTTCCTTTAGGAAATTCTGGAATTACTCCTCCAGCACAAACACTTACAGCTGTTGATATCGATGCAAAAATGGATTTCTATGGCACTTATGTGCAATTGAATGAGCAAGTAACATTACAAAACCAAGATCCTGTTCTTAATGAATCTACAAGGCGCCTTGGTGTTTCTCTACGTCAAACAGAAGATCAACTCACAAGAGATATGCTCGCAGCAACTGCATCATTTATTAACTGCACTGGTGGTGTAAATGGAGATAATCCAACTGAAATCTCTAGAGCAGATGTTGATGTTATTGTAAGAACATTGCTTTCAAATGATGCATATACCGTTCTTGATAACATCGAAGGCGAAGATAAATTTGGAACGGCTCCTGTTAGAGATGCGTATTTTGGACTTTGTTCAACAGATCTTACGGGAGATCTTGATCTTGTAACTGGCTTCATTCAAAAAAACCAATATCCATCACCAATGAATGCATTGCGTTCTGAGTGGGGTGCCATTGGAAACTTGAGGTTTCTAATTTCATCGATTGGTTCTGTAACTCCAAATGCTTCTAACCTAGGCGCAGATGTTTATAACATCTTCTGTGTTGGTATGGAGGCATATGCATGTGTAGAACAAGATGGATATAGCGCACAGTTTATTTACCGACCACCAATATATGATAGTCCACTTGCTTTGAATGCAACTGTTGGTTATAAATTCGCAGAAGTTCCACGTATAACGAACGATCTGTGGGTTGTTAATCTGCGTGCAACTCTTGCTTAATAAGATGTTATCGATAAGGAATAAATATGGCTGAAACTATAATTCAACAAGGCCGATTTACTTCTGATGGAACTGCAAAAACATTGCAAATTCGATCAGATGTAGATTGGATGCGTGTTCTTAACTGGACAATAGCAGCCGCCGATCAAACTACTGCTATTGGCACTGAATATTACTGGCAACGCGGAATGACAGATGACACAGGTATTGTCTATAAGAAATCAAATGCTGCCAATGCAGCTAATTTGATTGATGATTTGACATCCAGTGGCTTCACATTGGTTGATTCAAGCGTAATGACGCTTGGCGCTCTTAATAGCACAATTACCAATGTTCAAACCGGTGCACCATCTACTGTTCTACTGACAGACACAACAGGACTTGTAGACGGTGATGTTGTTCGCATAATCAATGTTACTGGTGCGCAACAACTTGGTGGTGTTGATTTTGTTGTTGATAACTTGGTTGCAAATACTAGTTTTGATTTGCAATGGACTGCTTCTATTGTTGCTGGTACAACTGGATATCTTCGAAAAGTAGTTAACTGGAATCCATTGTTCTATCCACGTCGCAGAGTTGTTTTGCAAATCTCGCAAGCAGCTGCTGGTGTGGTTACATTGAATGTTCCTCATGGCTACACTGCAGGCCAAAAAGTTCGGTTTTTTGTTCCTGACGAATTTGGAATGTCCGAGCTTCATAATCAAACAGCGACTATAACGGCAGTAAGTACTGCAAACAACACAATTACCATTGATGTTGACACTAGTGGCTACACTGCATTTGCATGGCCATTAACTGCAGATGTTCCATTTACACATGCTCAAGTAATACCGCTTGGAGAAGCTGCAGAAGAATCGTATGTAAACTTGCTTGATGATGCTACACTCAATAGCGGTTACATTGGAATGACATTGGCTGGAGGCGCAGGAGCCCCTGGCGGTGCAAATACTAATGTAATGTACTGGAGAGCTGGTAAATCAACGCTTGTAGATAACGAGTAATTCTAAAGGGGAGGGATAATACCCTCCCCATTCAAAAGGAGCCAGATGGCAAATCAAAAAACCGATAAAGAAAAATCAAAACCAAGCTTGAGATATCAACGAGATAAAGATAGAGAAAAGGTTAAAGGTATTTTTCGTTTTTATGAGGTTCCTGGTGGCTCCATGAGTTTTGTATTCAAGCAATACAAAGAAGACCCAGTAGAGCGATATGATCTTGTAGATGGAAAAATATATACATTGCCACTTGGTGTCGCTAAACATTTGAATAAAAATGGCTCATATCCTGTTCATGCCTATACAGTAAAAGAAGATGGAAAACCATCACAACATATAGGTAAAAAAGTGCGTAGATTTGGATTCCAAAGTCTTGAGTTTATGGATGTTGAAGATTTATCAACAGTTGATGCTCCTATTATTGAAGAATGTGTAGAAATACAAAAAGATATTTCAACGCCATAACTCTTTTAAAAAGGATAGTATATGGCAGACTCTACTCTGGCAGCTATTAGAACAAAAGTAAGACGCCTTACAAGAAGCCCATCTGAAGCACAACTGCCTACAACCGATATTGATGAATATATAAACACATTTGTTCTTTATGATATGCCAGAGCATTTACGGCTTTTTTCTCTTAAAACAACATTTACTTTCTATACAGAGCCAAATATTGATGTATATGACTCGACAATGGCCGCTCCATTACTGAATTTTAATCAAACATATATAACATTTCACCAACCCGCATATATTGCTGGGTATGAAGCAAATTTCTCACAATCAAGAGACGAATTTTTTAGGACATATCCACTGTCGAATAGTATTGCATCAGTAGGAACCGGGAACGGAGTTCAAGTTGCATTCACTGGCACACTTTCCTCGATTCCAGTGTTGCGTGGGCATGTGTTGTTTAGCTCTGTAGATGTAAATGGAGATGGCTTAGCATTATATGATGAACTTGCTGATGGGACGCTTAGCGGAGATGGCGCAGGAACGATAAATTATACAACAGGTGTATTTTCTCTTTTGTTCTCAACCGCCCCAGCAGATGGACAAGCAATTAATAGCCAAACAGTTCCATATGTTGCAGCACGACCAAAATCTATTCTTTATTACAATAATGAATTCACCATACGCCCTGTTCCAGATCAACCTTATAGCATTACTATGGATGCATTTATTCGGCCTACAGAATTGCTTGCTGGAGCTCAATCTCCAGACCTGCAGCAATGGTGGCAATATATAGCATACGGAGCTGCAAAAAAGATATTTGAAGATCGTTCTGATTTAGAAAGTGTTGCGTTAATTATGCCAGAGTTCAAAACACAAGAAACTCTTGTTTTAAGGCGTACTGTTGTCCAACAAACAAAAGAGCGTGTTGCTACTATCTATACCAGCAATACTGCAGGGCAATATGGATCTGGATGGTGGTCAAATGAAAATACATTTTAGGAGAGGATAGTTAGTGGCGTACATGGCATATGATAATATATACTTCTCATATGAACTATTAACACCAGGAGTTGATATGAGAAAAACTATATCGTTATATGACAGAAATCTTTCTTGTGAAGATATAAAGAAAATCAAAAAGAAGATTTTAGCCGGCATAAGAAAAACTGATTCCGGATGCTGGCTTTATAAAAATTCTACATATGGAGCTTATAGCAAAATGAGATGGAGCGGAGTTTGGTATTCAGCCCATCGAGCTTCATATGAGATTTTTAAAGATAGGATTACCAATGGATTATGGGTATGTCATTCTTGCGATACCCCAAAGTGCGTTAATCCAGAACATCTATTTTTAGGAAGCGCAAAAGATAATATGCGCGATGCCAGAAAGAAAAAACGCACTCGAGCTGGCGAAGATAATCATTTAAGTCGATTTACTGACGAGCAAATTGAACAAATGCGCCTTCTTAAAAATGAGGGATTCACATATGACAGGCTGCAAAAAATATTCAATTGCTCTATGGCCCACATATACAATGTGGTTAAAGGTTTAATTCGAAATAGGAGATAGAAATTGGCGTACAATTCCGCAATACCACAAGCAACAGACAAAATAAAAGATTCACAATCTCAGATTTTGGATAATTTTGCCGGCATCAAAACATTAGTAGATGTTAATCACGTAACATTTGATGATCCTGATCAAGGTAAACATAAATTTTTAACATTACCGGTACAAGCAGCATCTCCGCCAGTAGGTGCATTTGCTGCCGGTGAAACAGGATTTTACTCTTTCTTGTTTCCGACTACTGCAAAGAATGAGATTTATACCAACGTAACTCATCAGGCAACTGTCAGACAAATTCCCGCAGGAGCGTCATATTTAAGCATTGATTCTGCACCTGGAAATTCATCATCAGGATGGACATATTTGCCTTCTGGAATCCTTCTGAGGTGGGGACAAGTAACAGGAAATCAGCTTGTAACAGTTACCTTTTCAACTGGTGTTGGTGTAGCTCCTGCTTTTAATGAGGTATTTTCGATTCAGTTATCACCAATAGATCCAACTACTGGAGATGTTGATTTTGCTGTGCGCCTCATAGATTTTAGCAATACACAATTTAGATTTATGGTCACAAAAAGGACTACGTTTGCCGTTGAAACAACTAATCGAACTGTAGAGTTTCTTGCAATAGGATATTAGGATGGCACGGGAGCTTGATCGTTTTCTTATTGCTCCATTTAATACAGGTCTTGAACGCGATTTAAAGCCTTGGCTTATAATGGACGATGCATTTGTAAGATTAAAAAATGCATATGTCTTCCGTGGGCGCATTAAAAAGCGATTCGGCTCTTATTTAATGAGGCCAACCACCCCAGTTGCAACCGGTATCGCACAACTTGCTTCCCGTCTTCGAATTAAAGTAGGAACAACAGATGGAGCAGGGAATATAAGCGGCACAGCTCCAGGTGCAACCTTTAAAGTTGGTCAGCTATTTTCTATAGGAAGCGAAATATTTACTGTTTCTGTTACTGGAACTCCAGGAGTGATGCTCACGACCGGGTCTGCTACAACACACACCTATAACACAACAACTGGTGCCTATGTAATTAATGGTGCCGCAGCCACAACAGATTGCTATTTTTACCCTGCAGAATCTGTAATGGGCCTTATTTCATATGAAAGTACCTCTATAAACGAAGAATCAGTTTATGCTTTTGATACACAATTTGCTTATTATTACACCAATAATGGATGGGATCGATTAGGAACTGGCATCTGGACTGGCGATGACTCAGAGTTCTTCTGGGGTACAAATTATCGCGGCGCAACTTCAGATGTAACTCTATTATTTGTTACGAATTTTAAAACAGCTGACGGAATTCAATATTGGAATGGAACAACGTGGGCCACATTGAATCCTGCTATTAATTCAGGCGGCGATACCATAGAAACCGCACGAATCATCATTCCATTTAAAGATCGCCTTTTGCTTTTTAATACGGTTGAAAATATAACAGCTGTAGACACATCTTTTGTAAATCGATGTAGGTTTTGTCAAAATGGAAGCCCTTTACAGGCAGATGCTTGGAGAGAAGATATTGTTGGAAAAGGTGGTTATATCGACGCGCCAACCAAAGAAGCTATTATTACCGTACAAAACCTCAAAGATAGATTGATTGTTTTCTTTGAGAGAAGCACCTGGGAATTAGTCTATACAGGCAATCAAGTTCTTCCTTTCGTATGGCAGCAAATAAATAGTGAATTAGGGGCAGAATCAACATTTTCAATTGTTCCATTCGATAAAATCACAATTGGGGTTGGAAATGTTGGCATACACGCCTGTAATGGCTTAAATGTAGAACGAATAGATCAAAAAATTCCAAATGAAGTATTTAATATACATAACGCTAATGACGGTATTCTTCGGGTATATGGCATCCGTGATTATTTTACAGAAATGGTTTATTGGGCATTCCCATCAGATCAACAAGAAGACAAATTCCCAAGACGAGTGCTTATATATAATTATAAAAACAGCTCATGGGCAGAAAATGATGACTCAATAACATGTTTTGGATATTTTCAGCCCTCAAGTGATGTTACATGGCAAAACATGGAAGAAGAATGGCAGGAAGTTGAAGCAGAATGGGGAAGTGGAGTATTTCAGTCTCAATTCGCTCAAATTATTGCTGGAAACCAAGAAGGATTTATTTTTGTCGTTGCCCCAACTGAAACATCAAGAAATGCTCCAGCACTGCAAATTACAAATATCTCTGTTTCCGCAAGCATTATTACAATAACTTCAGTAGATCATAATCTTGTTGTTGGGGATTATGTTGTTGTTGAAAATGTCCAAGGAACAACCGGTTTAAATAATAATATTTATCAAGTACAAACCGTTCCAACTGATGATACCTTTACTATTGTGCAATCAGGAGTAACTGGAACCTATACAGGAGCAGGCACCATAGCGCGTGTAAGCGTTATAGATATCCTCACAAAGCAATATAATTTTTATAATCGCTATGGAGAAAATCTGATAATGCCGATAGTAGATTTTCTTGTTGATAACACCCAAAATGGCCAAATTACAATTGATTATTATGCCTCTTCCTCAAACCTATCATTAAGGCAAGCAGGTGTTGACTCGGGGGCAATTTTAGGAACAAGTGTTCTTGAGACATCTCCATATGCCGATATGCCACTTGAAAGCACCCAATCTCAATTTTGGCATTCCATTTATCCTCAAGCTGAAGGCGAAAGCGTCCAACTACGCCTTTATCTTTCTGATGATCAAATGCTTGATTCTGATATTGCATGGAGTGATTTTGAACTTCACGCAATGCTTTTCCGCCCAAGAAGAATCCGCCGTATATAAAACCGTCTGCAAGATATATAATCTTACAGACGGAAAAAGGAGGTAGTCAACTACCATAGATTTCAATCTATGGCTTGTAATTCCAGTTTTCGGGTTGCACTTGGCAACACACGGCTTAAAAGCGACGGACTACAATAGGCCAATTGACTGTGGCCCAGAACGTTCACATATAGCAAGCGTTCATATGAGAAAATATCTTATTGTTTAATATATTCAAGAACGATATATGTTGTTGTATAAGCGGCTTTATTATCTCCAGTCGTGACAACAACATTCGTATTATCAGCATACACTTTTACATTTTCAGTTAGCGTTGGAGATGAATATGGCAATGGAATATATACAAGGCCGCTTGTATCTGATGCACATCCGTAAATCCTCGTAAATGTAAAATTAGCATCCGTCGCAATTCCATGAGCTACAGATTTTGTTGTTGCATTAGGAAGCGCCCCGAAATTTATAACTTTTCTAAATACTTGCCTATAAGTAGGCGTTTGTGCTGTTGTAGAAGATAAACTTGGATTTGGAAAATAAACTTGTCCATTTACAAACTCTTCTTGTACATAATATCCGGCATCTCTAATATTTAGCGAGTTTGCTATATCGTTTACTGTTTGATAAAGCCGTATAAATAATTCACGAAATTCAGGACTTTTTACATCAACCGTTTTGATATCAAAAATATCTGTTGTTGGGATAAATGCGCCTGGTCCAATATCAGACGGATAACTAGACATGTAGCTCCTTTTTATATTTAAAGTTCTTTTTCATTTTTTTCTTATTTAAAAGATATAGTAAGTTAGAAATAACAGATATATTTTTCATATGATTGAATACTGCGCTTGATTAATAAGGAGTAGATAATGCCTATATCTGAATTTTTGATGGGGAAACCAGCGACTACAGAGCCTATTTATACGTATACTCCTGAACAACGCGCAGCAATGGGTGAACTCCGTCAAATGGGAATGCGAGGTCTTCGAAGAGGATTTGATTTTGGGCCGATTGAACAACAAGCACGCACAGCTTTTAGGCAAAGAACTATTCCATCTATAGCAGAACGATTTACAGCAATGGGAAGAGGGGCGCAAGCTTCTGCGGCCTTTCCGCAACAACTTGGAGCTGCCGGTGCTGGCCTTGAAGAATCTCTTGCAGCCATGAGAGGCCAATATGGGCTACAGCAACAATCAATGCTGCAAAATTTATTGGGAATGGGGCTTGGCCAACAATTCCATCCTTTATATAGACCTGAAACTCCAGGGTTTTTACAAACATTAGGTGGTTATGGATTGCAGTCGGCAGGACAACTTTTGCCGTTATTACTTGGTTTACTTTAATAAAAACAGGGAAAAATAATGGCTATAACAATTTTACCAAGACAAGCAGGCCTTGGAGAATTACTTGGAACTGCCTTAGGAACAGGTCTCGGAACAGGCCTTCAAGAGCTCTATCGACAAAGATCTACGGCAAAAGGTTTGCAGGCATTGGGCCTCTCTCCAGAAGAAGCTACACAAGCATCTTTTTTGCCCCCAAATATATTGCAGGACGTTATAAAAGGATATTCAACGCGAGCTCAAGATGTTGGATTAGAAACTGCTCTTGCTGAACTTCGAGGAGAACCTCCTCCAACTATGCCTCAAGTTGGTGTTATGCCACCAGTAGGAGTTCCTCCAACACCAGAAATGATGCCCCCAACACCACCCGAAATAACTCCAACTGAAGTTGTTCCAGGAGTACCCAGAAGAGCTCCTACAACACTTGCTGAAGCATTAAGAAGACCAACATTGAGACCAGAACATCGTATTAAAATTGCTGAAATGCAGGAAAGAAAAAAAGCTGAATTGCGCAAAATATCACGAGAAGAACAAAAAGAAATTAACCAAGAAACTCTCCCTGTTTATAAAGAAACAAATAAGGCAGCAAAAGCCGCAACAGAATCTGACATGCGCCTTAGTAGAATGGAAGAATTAAATGAACGCGGAAGGCTTGGTATCCCTATTTTTAATACATTTTTAAAGACCTTAAAAAAGGGTGTTGCTGGGTATGGTCTTGACCTAACTACTTTAATGACAGCAGACGCGCAGGAAATGGAAAAATTGAGCACTGATTTTCTCAAAAATGTTAAAGATATTTTTGGCGCACGTATTTCTCAAATGGAAGTTCAAATGTTCCTTCAAACTGTTCCAACTCTTGTACAAAACAAAGAAGGCAGAAGAAGAGTCATCAGAAATCTGCGAATATTTAATGAAGGTGCACGGCTAAGACAGAAAGCGATGAATGAAATTATCGCAGAAAATATTGGACGACGACCTAGAAATCTTGAATCTCTTATTGAAAAACGAATAAAACCACAACTTGACTCGCTTGCCCAACAAATGACAACAGGGCCCGTTGCAACTGGTGCTGGTTTGGGGAGAGGGCTTCTCTATTATTGATGTTTATTTCTTTTTATAGTGATTAAGATATTCAATAATCGCTTGAAAGAATAATTCTGTCATTGTTGTATTATTCTCAAATGCAATTTTCTTAATTTTATCATGCAATGCAGATGGAATATCTACGCTTACTCTTTTTCTTCCTTTTCTAAGTTCTGATGCCATTTCTATCTTTCAGTATGTGTTTTCTTTTTAATATACAGTCTCCACGTCACGATGTCCACACGGAAATATGGATTGCTTGTTGTTCTTGTTTTGTTTATGCGGTTTAATTTTTTTAGATATTTAAATATTTTTACTATTTTTTGCGCAAGGAGAATATATGGCACGAGCAAGATCGGCCAGGGGTACCCGACTTAAGGAACATGCCATTTGGACAGGCAATGCTGAAATAGAAATTCCAGTCCCCCCAGTAGATTCAACTCGAAATCCAACTGCACGAGATAAGGCGCCAATTGGTACAATGTGGATGAATAAAATAACAAACGCTATGTACCAACTAGCATCTATAACTGGTGGTTCTGCTACGTGGGAATTATATGGAGGAACATTAACTCTTGATACCTTAGCCGGTGATACTGGAACCGCAAATCCAACGTCTAACACTATTACTATTGCTGGTGGAACAAACATTACTACGGCTGCAGCATCTTCTACTGTAACTGTTAATCTTGATGCTGCTATTTCTGGGATTACATCACTTGATATTGCAGCAGGCGGAAGAATTGGAACTGCAACTGGTGCCGGAAATACGCTTCTAATTCAAGCATATGATGTAGATGGAACTGCCTATACTACGTTCGCTACATTGACAGCCAATAATACACCTACAATGGATTTGGATGATGCCGTAACAAAGGGCGGACAATACATTTACAGAGCCGCGGGAACAGATGTTCCTGTAACAGACGGTGGAACCGGTGCAAGCACATTGACAGATCATGGAGTATTGGTTGGAGCTGGAACAAGCGCTATTACAGCTCTGACAGTTGGAACTGATGGCCAAGTCCTTCTTGGGTCTAGTGCAGCAGATCCAGTATTTGCAACACTTACTTCTTCTGGTGCCACAATCGCATTTACACCTGGAGCTGGCACATTAAATCTTGAAACCGGTTCAACAGTTGCTGCTTCTTTCACAACAAATTCAGGGACTGCAACACCATCTTCAGGGGTGCTTGCTATTGATGGTAGTTCAAACATTAATACATCAGGTTCAGGTTCTACAGTTCTAATAAATTTAGATACTATAATTTCAGGGATTACATCACTTGATATTGTAAATGGCGGAAGAATAGGAACATCAACAGGAGCCGGAAATACTCTTCTTTTGCAGGCTTATGATGTTGATGGAGCTGCCTATACCACATTCGCTACTCTTACTGCAAACAACACGCCTACAATGGATTTAGATGATGCAGTAACAAAAGGTGGTCAATATATTTATAGAGCTGCTGGAACAGATGTTCCTGTAACAGACGGTGGCACTGGGGCATCTACATTAACTGATCATGGTGTTTTAGTTGGAGCTGGAACTTCTGCTATTACAGCTCTGACAGTTGGAACTGATGGCCAAGTCCTTCTTGGTTCTAGTGCAGCAGATCCAGTATTTGCAACACTTACTTCTTCTGGTGCCACAATCGCATTTACACCTGGAGCTGGCACATTAAATCTTGAAACCGGTTCAACAGTTGCTGCTTCTTTCACAACAAATTCAGGGACTGCAACACCATCTTCAGGGGTGCTTGCTATTGATGGTGGTTCAAATATTGATACATCAGGTTCAGGTGCTACTGTTACAATAAATTTAGATACTGTAGTTTCAGGGGTGGTATCACTTGATATTGTACCAGGCGGAAGAATTGGAACATCAACTGGCGCAGGCAATACATTGCTTCTACAAGCTTATGATGTTGATGGGGCTGCCTATACCACATTCGCTACTCTAACGGCCAACAATACGCCTACAATGGATTTGGATGATGCAGTAACAAAAGGTGGTCAATATATTTATAGAGCTGCTGGAACAGATGTTCCTGTAACAGACGGTGGCACTGGTGCATCAACATTAGCTGATCATGCCGTTCTTGTAGGATCTGGTACAAGTGCAATTACAACGTTAAGTGTTGGATCGAATGGTCAAGTGTTACTCGGAGCAACTGGCGCAGATCCAGCTTTTGCAACATTGACATCTGCAACTTCAACAATTGTATATACTCCAGGAGCTAGCTCTTTGGATTTGCAAACAGGCTCTATAGTATCCAAGTCGTTCCCAACAGATTCAGGGACTGCAACTCCACAGTTAGGAGTGCTTACTCTTACAGGTGGTACAAACATTAATACATCAGGCTTAGCGGCTGCAGTAACTATCAATCTTGATAGCTCTCCATCTGTTTCAGGATCATTAACAGCTGGCACTGGAATAAGCGCAACAACTGGAAATATTACTGCAGACGCTGGCGATCTTG